ACGCATCCATGAGGCACTTGAGGTACGCGATCCGTCCGCCCTTATGGACGACGACGAAGTACAGATCTACGAGCGCATGGTGGCTGAAGAGGATGAGGTCTTCCAAAATGTTTTCGGTGGTACTGACGGCGTAACGATCAATCGCGAGATGCGCCTTGTACTGGATCTCGATTGCGAGACACCGACATTTGGCACATCCGACATCGTAGCTTGGAAAGGCAACGTCGGTCTTCAGGTAGACTACAAGACTGGAATCAGCAAGATTGACGAGCCACTGATTAACTGGCAAGCCAAAGCGTACGTACTTGCGGCGTTCCAGATGTATCCGGAACTGGAGACCATCCACTTTGCGTTCTTAATCCCGAAACGCGATGAGATCCTTGTCGGCACTTTTCATCGGTTCGAGATGGGCGACTTGCGCAAACAGATTTCTACTGTTATCAAGAAGGCCGAAACGACCAGACCGAAATGGGAGAACAAGACCATCGACATCGATGACCTTAACCCTACCGTGAACTGCCGCTTCTGCCGACATGAGGATCACTGTCCGGCGTTGGGTGCAGTCGCAATCGAAGTCGTCAAACGGTATAGGCCGGATCTACTGCCAGATGGACCCATCGCTTCTGGCGAGGTTGACGATCCAGCTACAATCGAAAAGCTCTATGTCGTAGCCAAGATCGTAGAGAATTGGGCTTCCGGTATCAAGCACAAGGCTACAGGCATGGCGCACGAAGGCGTTGAGTTCGAGAACCTCAAGCTCAAATCAATGGGTGCGCTTAAGAAGACCATCGAGAAAAACTACCTTGCGCAGCTCGCAATTAAGCACGGACTTGAACTCAATGAGATCATTGAGGCTGCTGATTTGACAATGGGTCAGCTCTCAAAAGCCCTGCATGATAAGGCTCCGAAAGGAAAAAAATCTTTTGTTGTTGACAGCTTCGAGAAAGAAGCTATTGATCTCGGCGTTGTCGAGGTTGGTTCAACACGATACACACTTTCCTCAAAATGAGGAGAAAGGGAGTTACGGCTGTCCCCTTTAGTAAGCAACAAGCAACAACCGATCAGAAACGAGAAATAGTAATATGAGTACAGAAGCACTAAGCACAAGCACATCGACTGGTCTGGCATTTGCCGCACAAGACATCGATATCCCACGCCTCAACGTCATCCAAAAGATGTCGGAGATCGAAGGGCCTATCGGTTCAGTCGTTATCGACAAGGACTCCGTTCTCCTTGAAGCCGAACAAAAAACTCCGGTAGTCGTGATCGGAGCTATCAAGCGGTGGAAAGAAGACGTTCCGTTCGGCGAGGACTACATCCCCAAGATCGTGTCCAACGAACTGGATGCCAAGTCGCTCGCTGCCGAAAGCAGTTACGACGTGACTGAGTTCGCGGAAATCATCCTCTTGATCCCACAGATCGGTGAAGATGATACCCTGTTCCCCTACCCGATTGGTGATACCAATTACCAGATCGGTCGCATCACCGTTCAGAAGGACGCATACCGCTTGACCTACAAGCGCCTGTTCACCTTCTCGACGTTCAACCCCAACATTCCTATCGCTTCACGCTTCTGGAATTTCGGTACCGAACTGATGTCCAAAGGGAAATACAGCTGGTATGTTCCTACCCTTGCACACACCAAGGACGACGCACCAGCCGAAGTCGCAGAGTTCGCTGCACGTCTTACCAAAGGAGGGAATGACTAATGAGCGCGATCGTACTCGATAACCCACTCACGCTCCTTAAGCGGGAGTCGGACTCCATCCGCACCGTAATCGCTAAGATCGACGGCGACATTCGCCAACTTAACGATCAGATTACTGAGTTGATGGTCCAGAAAGCATCTTTGAATCTTGTGGCGACTGCCCTCGATAACGAGATGGACCGCATCCGACTTGCTCCGGAACAACTGGAGTTTGATCTGGAAGTAGAGTAACTACACCCAACCCGCACAGTACACTCATTAGGTGTATTGTGCGGGTTCACTTTATCCTCACGACACATATGATAACTTACGCAGTGGACTTTGAGTCCTACTACGATGGGGATTGCTCCATCACAACTTTAGGCCCTAGAGGCTATTTCTCACACCCACTATTCGACGCCTATATGATTACCGTTGTAGGCGATGACGGGTTTGTCTATGCCGGATGTCCGAGAGAATTTGATTGGTCGATCCTTACCGACCACGCTGTGCTTTCCCACAACGCCGCATTCGACCAAAGCCTCTATCTGTATGGCGTAGAAGTCGGTTGGTTCAAGCCATGCAGTCCTGCTGAATGGCACTGCACCGCAGACATGACTGCATTCTTAGGTCTACCGAGATCCCTCAAAAACGCCTCAGCCACCGTGTTCGGTCTGGAAGTCAACAAGACTACCCGCGACAACATGAAGGGCAAGCAATGGGCCGCGATGACAGACGACTTCAAAAAAGAAGTCACTGAGTACGCAGTTAAAGACTCCGAACTCTGTCTTCGCTTATGGCAAGAACTGTCTGATAGGTGGCCCCAAGTCGAGCGGGATATCAGCTACTTGAATCGCAGAGTCGGGCAGCGCGGCATTCCGATCGACACTGAACTCCTCAAGAAGAACCTTGAGAATATTCGTACTGAGCTGTTTAACGCAGAGCAGTCCATTCCGTGGATTTCGGAACACACCCCGCTATCACGCAAAGCGTTCAACGAGCAGTGCCGTAAGCAAGGCATCGAACCACCAGCCTCTATTGCTGCTGGTAATGAAGATGCTGACAAATGGTTTGCTGCATTCCAAGACGCATGTCCGTGGGCAAGGGGCGTGCAAAACTACCGCCGCATCAACGCATTCCTCCGCAAGCTCGAAGCGTTCGATTCCGGTACGATGCCTGATGGCAGGTATTACGGCGGACTGATGTACTGCGGAGCTAACCCGACAGCACGATTCAGCGGCAGCGGCGGAAACCTTAACTTGCAAAACCTTCCGAGGGATGAGATGTTCGGAGTCAACTTCCGCCATATGATCCGACCCAAAGAGGGCTACAAGCTGGTCGTCGTTGACCTTTCACAGATCGAGGTGCGTACATTGTGTTGGCTTGCTGAAGACAGGAAAGCCCTAAACCTTATCCGCGATTCGGACGACATCTACCATGCGTTCGGTGTGCTGTTGGGACTACACAATCCGGACAACGGTCCGTTGAAAGAGTACGACAAGCAGTTGCGGCACAAAGTAAAATCAATCGCGTTGGGCTGCGGATACGGAATGGGGGCCACCAAATTCTCTACATTCAGTGGTATGCCCATCGAAGAAGCAGAGAAAGCAGTTAAGCTGTACCGCGACCGTATGCCGACAGTGCCGAAGTTCTGGCGTTCACTCGACCAGAATATGGCAACCGCCTGTGCTGTCGGAGAGCCTTTCGAGCTAGAGCTTCCGTCCGGTCGATCACTCCGATATGGAAAGATCAAGCGGATGAAGGAGGCTGGTTCGGTCAATCGATTCCGCCACATCGGAAAGATCGTCCGTAACGGACAGCTGCGGGACTTCCCCTTGTGGGGTGGTATCCTTACTGAAAACTTGTCTCAAGGTTTAGCCAGAGACATCTTCTCAGACATGATGCTCCGCGTTGACGCGGCGGGATTTCCAGTTATCCTGCACGTTCATGACGAAATGGTTTGCGAAGTACCGGAGGCGCAAGCCGAAGAAGCTCTTGCAAAGATCCTAGAAATCATGCACACGCCACCGCAGTGGATTCCGGATATTCCGGTAGCCGCTGAAGGACACATTCTTGACTACTACACCAAATAACAACCGTGCAGTCGGCACGTCATCAACCGACACAACGTTTATGAAATACAGATACCTTAAAAATCATCGCGCAACTACAGTAACCGTAATCGACGACCCATCAACCCTATCATTTAACAAACCACAGTTTGCCTCTAAGGCTGAGTATCGGGCATGGTGCGCCGATGCAAACACCGACCACTGTTTCTATTCTATGGCAGAGGGTGACAGCCCAAATGCTCGCATCAGCGAAGACAATCCAGTCCATAAGATACACGGATTTGTCGCTGACTTCGACGCTCCTGTCGATTGGGACAAGATCGACGAGACTCTCAAGATCCGCTGCGAGGGCGGACACATGCCAACATGGCGTACCAAAACTCAGTCCGGCTACATCCGACTTGTGTGGGAATTTGACAAGCCGCTTCCACTTGCTCCAGCTCTTGCCGACTCCTTTATGAAGCGGTTGAGTGACGCGCTCAAAGCATCGATGCTGCTTGCTGGTTTCGACAAGACCAGCTTGAAGGTGTCGCAGTACTTCGAGTTAGGCACAGACTGGACCCGTATCGGGGACCCTATTGCCATATCCTTTGTCCGTACCGTGTTGCTGAAATCGGCAAACGATACACCGATCAAGACCGACGAAACCAATATCCCACTCGATGACATCGCAGCGGAAGTTGCGCGTAAGTTCCCGAACCGATGGAAAGGTGAGTTCACCGTAGGTGCTCGCGGACCACTGTTCTGGATTGACGACGGCATCGACCGCGACGGCTGTCAGGTACGGGAAGACGGAATGATCTGCTACTCAGACCGTGCGGGTACAGGGTTCAAGTCGTGGGGTTCGATCTTCGGTAAGAAGTTCGTTGACCAGTACGAGGAGAAGAAACTATCTACTCTACTAGACCAATACTGGTTCAACGGCAAGTCATTCTACAAACTCCTTAACGGCGGACCTGTGGCGATACCAAAAGAACAACTGGTGCTCGAACTGCGCAAGGCTGGTTTCAGTCCCAAACTCAAGAAGAACCAGACGGTGTCGGAGATCGAACAAGCCATCCTCACTATCTCCAACGACTGCCGTGTCGAAGAGGTCGCGCCTGTCGTGTTCTCCAAAGAGCGAGTGGTTGACTACTACGGCAGAAAGATCCTCAACAACTGTAGGGCAAACGCCGTGCAGCCAGCCGACAATGGAGATCCAGCTAACTGGCCGTGGATTCATTCATATCTCATGCCGTTCTTTGCGAAGGACAGTGACGGCAAGGAAACGCTGCCGTATTTCCTAGCGTGGTTCCAACGCCTGTACAAAGCGGTGCTTGAATGCCGACTCGATCAAGGGCAACTGATGATCCTATTGGGACCAGCCGGACACGGTAAGACCCTACTCACCAACAAAATTATTGGTGCTTCGGTCGGCGGGTTTAGTGATGCCTCGGATTATCTGTCCGGCAAGACCAGCTTCAACCGCGACCTCTGCGGGTCTGCCGCTTGGGTTGTGGACGACCAAACAGCAGCAGCGACCTACGCCGACCAGCGCAAGTTCGTCGAGCTTACCAAAAGATGTGTAGCCAACCCTAGACTTGAGTACCATGCGAAGTATGCGGATGCTATCCCGTTGCCGTGGTCCGGTAGGGTTATGATGTCACTCAACCTTGATGCCAACTCCCTTGCCGCTCTGCCGTCACTTGACAGCAGCAACCGAGACAAGATCATTGCGTTGCGTATCAACAGCGGACACAAGGTAAAGTTCGGCTCAAATGAGTTCGTCGAGAACACGATCAACACCGAACTGCCGTTCTTCCTCAAGTGGCTTTACGACTGGCAGGTACCGATTGAGATCAAGGATTCCAACCGATTTGGCGTTAAGACTTACATTGACTCATTCATCGAAGCCGCAGCTTACGACAACAGCTCGCGTTCTGCTATTGCAGAAATGGTGGAGTTCTTCGCTAAGAAGGTCCGTGAAACCGTGTCTCTTACCAAGTGGCGCGGCACTCTTACTGAGTTCACCGTTGTGCTACAAGAATGTAACGGCGGTCGTAGCGTCGGCAACAGCGGAAATCTGGAGTTCGTCCGTCGCGGCATGACGGTCCTCGAAGAGGTAAGTCAGCACAACAAGAACGTCCGTCCGGTACGGAGCAAGGGTCAAGGTGGCGGCAAGATCTGGGAGATTGATCTCTCAGAGGCGTACGACATCGATCAAGGTGGCGACTTCTAAGAAATCAACGGACCCGCTTCTTCGTGATCTTCACGGAGGGCGGGTTCAGTTCTGAGATGGGTACCACAAACTCATCAGAGAAAGATAGCTTGCCATCATTTGGATCAACATTGCCTTTAGGCAGGAAGGTTGCTTTCGCAATAAACTCTTTTGCTGGCAACCAACCAATAATAGTGGCGAGAGTCATTTGTTGGTTACACCTAACGAAATAGTAGACATCACATTTGCTGCCTATCTTTCCTGCACTGGACTCTGCACCGTACACACGAGCCACATAATGGGGTTCCGGCACACTAGCGGCCTTCGTAGTCTTAACATCAATGGTTACGCCGTCTGGCATAGCAATATCGTAAGCGAAGTTTACGTCGCCTACTCTGCTACCGCCGATCTCACGATGGACAAGCATTTCGCCCATCATTCCAATCTCATTTCCACGGCCCCTTGCAATTGAGCCCCTGAGCACACCCATCGCTTTGGCTTCAGCGCGTGCTTGTTTCCGGTCTTCACCGGAAGGTTTGATGACTATCATTAGTACAGTTGGTAAATACGATTAAGATTGCCGGTACCGTAAGGATCGACATTTAACCTTGGAAGCGCGGCACCCCTTGAAGACGCTGCCTCTTCTTCTAGTAGCATCATACATTTATTCCAATGGTACTCAGCACGTTCAATATCGGCGTTGTCTTCCATTAGGCGGCCCAATAGACCGTGCTTGAGAGCACCGATATTATTGATGTAAACAATATCGTCCTCGGTATGTACAGGTTGGAATGCGCGTTTGCAAAGCACGTGCACAGTAGTCTGCCCATCAGTGGAGCGATTCAAACGAAATCTCCGATAACGGGTTACACCGGAATCTGGACCGACGGTAGCGATAGTCGTATCAGGATCTAGCGCATCGGTACGTATATCGAATGTATCCTCCAATCCGTCGTAACGAATGCTAACTACAGAATTAATTTCAGACTCAAAAGTAAGTGGGATACTAGCTTCTTGACCGTAAAAAGTATTGGACTCATACAGCTTATCGCCATCCGTAGCTACAATAGAAATACGACTGCCGTCAAAGGCGCTAAAAAAGTTTTTAGTTAGAGACCTATCGGAAGGGACTACGTACAGCGTGTCGGTTGGTTCAGTAATAAGTTTCTTAAGTGCATGGAATCCAGCGTCGACCAGACCCCACGTAAGATCGGAAGCCCCGATCCCCGTACCAGTCGATTTGAAATCGTGCCACAAAGCGCGTACTGGAACTGGTTGGCTGTCTACGGTAGTGTGTAAAATAGAATCAGCCTCCTCTGGTAGGGTGATACAATTATCCACTACTGGCAAACTGTACTGGATGGTCAGGTCGCGATATGTACCCATATTATAGATACGGGAAACGACCTGATTTAGGCTGTTTGTAAATTCACCGTCAGGCTCAATATATTTACTGAGCATCGGCACAAGCTGGCTGACAGTGGTTGCTGGCATTACTTCTTGGGTTTGGTTTTGACGCTACCGGAGTGCAGCTCGCCTTTCAGTTTGCCTTGCTGCTTGTCACTCAGGGGGCTTACCTTACTAAGCAGATAAGCTACCTGTTTCTTGGTCTTGGTCTTCATGGTGGGTACAGGATACAGGAAAAAGGGTGGGGGGTCAAGTACGGTTTTACCACTTTCCGATAGGGCATTTCTCAGTAGCCATGCGGAGTTTAGCCTGTGTGGAGCAGCCGCACTTCTTGCAGCGACCTGTCCCGCCGAAGGCTGTGGGGTCCCATAAGTCACAGGCGGAGCAGATTGTTTTACGGTCTTCGAGTACGTCGTTAGCTACAACCTGAAACCCACTACTAGCCCACCGTAATATTGAATTACTCAAAGTACCAGCCATTTCTAAAACTGAAACAGTACTACTTACCTCTTGATCTTGTTGGTTTCTGTCAAGCTGCTGCTTATGCGCTGTATTGTTTTCTCCGTTTTTCACGCACAGTGCACATACTCCTTTACTCGGAAAACCCCCATAAAAATCTAGGGAGCAACGGTTGGAAGAGTCGGAAATACTTATTGCGTACTGGCACATTATTCTAGAGTAAAGGTACCCGAATCTTGTGTTATATTTTGATTCGGTGGTATACCAGCTGTCAGTGATGCTGTACCACTTCCTGATATAGGTAGGGGGTTTTGTATTACAGCGAAGGGAGTACTTGAAAAAGCGATATTAGATTGTGTACTAACAGTACCAGCCGTTACTGATAAGTAACAAGCATTATTGTCATTATAAATAGAAAGTCCAGCACCTGCAAGAAAAAGAAATCCGAACGGTACACTCAATATGGTTCCGTTGGCTGAAGCCCCAGATAGATTGTCAAACCTAGCAACAAGAGAACCACTGACCAGTGTACCAAATTGAACAGTAAGCAATACCGATGAAACACCAAAGAGACCAGCCAATGAATTACAGCTAAGGCAACATGAGCACGGCACTGTTGTCGTAATTACTGCCATACGAGTTAGAGGTTGAGCGTTACTGTAACATTACCACCAGCATCGCATGAAGCACTAATTGAGGCAGCATCGAGTCGAGCGTTAATGGCTTCAATAAGCGCGCGTAATCCTTCTTTATTTTTGATCACGTTTACCGGTTCTTCTGCGTCAGCTTTCGACTGCTTCTGTTCGGTGGAACTTTTAGCAATAGGTTTTTTATCGTTAAAGAGATTTTTCCTATCTTCTTTACGTTGTAGCCTAGCATCGCGAGATTCCATCTTACGTTGCTCGCGTTGCATCTGCAACATGTCTCTATGATAAGACTGTCTATTGCCTTCCTCGTCGTAGTAGTACCTATCGCCTGCCATATTAAATAGTGATTAATGTGCTTGTCGAATCGTACGACTGGAACGCTGTGGCCGAAGTCCATCCATTTATGCGCATAGAAAACTGAACCTCATCCTGTTTGAGACAAGTTGCCGTCAATGTTGAACCCTCTGAATCAAATACAAACAAGCCCGAAAGCTCCTTATCTTTCTGTAATCGATTAGCAAAATAAACGGCAGCTTTGTCTTGCGAAGCAGCAATAGTTGATGAATAGTCTGGTACTGGCGTACTTACAGATCTACTTCCCAGAAGCCGTCTAGTTTCTGGGAAGGTTATTTGTTTACTACCGACAACACTGGTAACATCTAGTATTTGTTCTCTAACAACTAAATAATCGTTAACAAACGTACTGGTGATTGATACTTCTTCGACGTAAGCGTAGAAAGCGCAACCAACAGAATGTTTTCGTCTCTGTTGTCCAGTTGTTGATGTGGTAAATACTCCACTATACAGATCCGTAATATCTATAACTACTACACTTACTTCATACAAGTTAAGTACTGTCTTACTTACTTCATAGCCCGCAATGAAATCTCCGCCAGCCATCAAGGAAAAGTAATCTGTCGATATTGGAAGGTCAGGTGTTATTACTCTTGACGCTAGATTACTATCCACATCCGTACCGTTTATTGTAATATCAATAGGCCCGTGGATAGATGATGGAAGGTCTATTTGTTGGGCTATTGCTCTGGCGTTACCAGCAATAGTAGAGGTTGTCGCTAGACCTACAGTCTCACGCTTAGGGTGTAAGTTCACTACAGGATAAAGATCCTTTATGCTTTGCGGGTCATCCGTAATAAAACGAATTAGTTTGGCTGAATATGGACCTGTAGGTGGACTCTGTAGATCGTAATCAAAATAAAACGCATCGTCATATGATTCACTGGTACTGCCGTTTTTATTTTCTACATGATAGACTGAAACGTATTTAATATCAACTGAGTTTAGCTTATTAGGGAACTCATAATTTATATCTTTCGGAATGTCCGGCAGCCTAATCGGAATAAATTTCCCATTGTCAAACATGTCTTGGATGTTAGCCAAGGATGACACTGTTTGAATATCGTACCATGTATTTACGTTTTCTACTTCTACAGTAACACCAACCGAGTTGGAAACTGTTGGAGTAGAGCCGCGTTTAATGATCGTCTTTGTTGTCTCGATAGAGCGTTCAATATTGTTATTGAACTCAACAGACTTACGCTCTTTCAACAGGTAAACATGCTCAATAACAACGTATAAAGTATCAAGGGGCTCTGGTGCTTTTTGAACGTTCTCACTTGCAAACACAAAAGAACCATACACAGGATCTGAGATACCGAACAATGGATCAGGAGATACTCCTACTTCAGGCAAATTAAGGTTATATACTTGCCGATTTAAATAGTCCTCTCTAGGTATAATGTAACTACGAACTATAGCGTTACCTTGCTCGTCTACGAAGTTATAGAGATCCTGATTCTCCCTATCCGCAGCGTAATAGAATCTGTACAAAGTACCAGAATCCCCTTCCGGTGAGATGAAGATCAACTTATGGTTGGGCCATTGCGAATTATCGTAGTGCGCTGTACCGTATGCAGGAGGCACAGAAGATATTGTACCTACCTCATAGAAAAGGAAGTCAGTGCCTAATGGTGTAACCCGCTGGATAAAACGTTTCTTTGCTGGGTTTGAAACAGTATTCGTAGAGTTAGCAGCAGCAGCAAATTGTTTCTTGACTAAAAACCAATCGTCGGATAGCTGATCTCCTACAAAGAAAGACGAGTCGGATCTCTGACCCCAGAAAGCGTTTGTTGGATCGGCAAATAGATTTTCAATTACTCCGTAACCCGATATCGAAGAGCCTCTGCGGTAGACAGTCTCTTCAACGCGACTACCTCTGCCTGTTTGATTATCAAAATCTACATTCTTTACAGTTATCCCACTATCTGGCAAGTCGCGGGATACACGTCTCGTACGCTTAACAAACTTATTTACTTGTTGCTCAGTTGCCTGAATATCGGACTCACCTAACGTAGGAGTAGTGGCTTCACCAATAGAGTTAGATTCCGTTACAGTGGACGGGATTGCCGCCTTAAACTTCTCAGGGATTACATCCGACGTATCGACAGAAAAAAGCTGCTCCGTAAATAATTCAGGAACTTCCGTTTTACGTACTACATAAGTACCATCGCCCAACGCCTGACTCTCGATGTCAATTAAAGCAGTAGGCTCTTCAAGTGTGTCTTCATTCTGAAGAGTCTCAGTTACCGTTGCTAATTGTTTTAAATTAGTGGTAGACTGTTGCGAGAAAGATGTAGGTACACTTACTGTCCTAGCTGTCGAAGTTACTAGCTTAACATCTGGATTAAGTTGGCTCTCTCTAGCTTCGATAACAAGACCAGAGAGTGTAGGCGGGCTCGCCAAACCAGTCACAATCTGTTCCTCGGTGCTCTCTGTAGAAGCTACCCTAAATTTATCTGGTAAGGGATTTGGTTTTTGTTTTGTGTAGGATAGTTTAAGATCGAGAAAGGACTTCTCTACGTACGTATGTACCTCAGACACGAACAAGGAATCAAGTTCTTGCTGGTCAATCCGCTGTTGTTGGCGATCAAAAAAGACATATTCAACCCCTTCAAATTTACCTTCCGGTACGTCTGGCATCGGCGTACCGAACGGAATATCAAGCGGTTCAAACTTATTCCTAAGTGTCACATAGGACCGTTGTACAACGCGGAACTCTCGCCCGCCAACGTTTCCGATGATATTACGATACCCAAATGCGAAGTTGTATAGATCCTGTTCCTGTCGGTCTGCCGCATAAAAAAACTCAAAAATCTCGTTACGCTCAATATCAACAGGCTTGATATAAACCAGTTTATGGTCTGGCCACTTTTTTGTGTTTGGATGCGGCGTGCCATAAGCCGGTAGTTCTAAGCGGTTGCCGTCACGAACCTCACTAAACAAGACATCCCCGACAATCGGAGTCGGAAATGTCTTACGGTCCTGCCTATACGGCGCTTGTGGTAATTGGGATACGGGCATACTTAGTTAATATTAAAAAGCACCTTGACGTATTAAAAAGCTGAAACCAGCAATAGTTACAGTTGCTTCTCTACGAGCGTTGGTAGCGTTTAGCGCAGCTATAATAGTGACTGTTTGTTGACCGCTTGAAGAGAGAGTTGTAGACGCAGCACCTGAGCCTATTCTAAAAGTTATCCAAGTAACGGGACTGGAAGCGGACCAAGTGTCCCCAGCTGTGGCGTACACGATCCTATTTTGACTTGACCCGTCTGCATCAGGCTCCCAGCCTGATTTATTACTCAGGTTCTTAACTTGGAACTGTGTAAGGGTGTATGGCGTTCCGTTAAAGGTAAGATTGGCTGTCCTTGATGTAGTCGCGGTATTTGGACCCCATGCTAAGTTTACAGTACCACCTGTATTAGTAGCAGAAGCTGGCGTTACTGTAAGCCATGCCGGAACATTGCTTGCAGACCAAAAACCAGAAGGCGTTGCAGTAAGAGTAATGTTGCGGTTGCCTGCTGTAGTTGGAGCCGTCAGAAATTGTTGTTGATCTAGTGTAACGACGACTGCCACACCTGCTTGTGTAACGGTGAATGACCTAGTGCCAACGGTTATTGTACCTGTTCTGCTTGTTGAATTAGGGTTTGGTGAAACAGAAACCGTAAGCTGTTGTTGTGCTCCGGTGCCCGTACCAGAAACTGGCGTTACTGTAAGCCATGTAGGTGTGGAAGACACCGCTGTCCATGTATCACCAACGGATGCAATAACGCTTCTGGCAGGACTCAATGTCGTAGCTGCACTCGGCGGGGTCCACGCAGTAGTATCACTCAGCCCAATTGCTTGGTATTGTCTAATCGAATGACTCTGCCCCAAGATAATAATCCCACCGGTTCTTTCGGTACCGCTATTCGCAGTAACGGTTACCGTAATAGTTGTTGTTCCGTTACCATTTGAAGCACTTAAAGTAACCCAAGCTGGTTTTGTGGCAGTCCATGTGCCAGTACCACCAATCGGAGTTACTGTAAGTGAATAAGATTCTCCTGCCGCTGGTGAAGTCCTAGATGTGGGAGACAAGCTGCCGACTGGCGCGTCTGTTCTTGTGGTTACAAAACCGCCTGATGAATATAGGTAGCCATCAGCAAAAGTTGTAGCGGTTGTACCTGATACGATAGACGGTCCTTGGGGTCCTGTAAGTCCGATTGATCCTTGAGATCCTGTAGACCCAACAGCACCCGCAAGAGAGAATGCCCAGTTGTTTACAGACCCTGTTCCGACAGAGTAATCTGAAGCAACAACCAGTGTCGTGTCGTTAAACGATGTGATAACGCCCTCAAAGAACTTAGTTGTAGGATTTGCTTTTGAAAAAGCACGCACACGAGATCCAGCTCTGAACGCTGATTGGGTGTTGGGTAAATTAGTTGTAAAGACAATGTTACCAGTACCAGCTATGGTATTAGGTGATGTCGATTCAAGGCCAGTATAACTGACTCCGTCGGCTCCTGAATTGCCTTGAGTTAGCACAAAATCAAACACTGCGGCTGAAGAAGTGCCGACATTAGCAACTGATGGTGGAGTGCCTGCTCCTGTACTTGTAACAGTACCGACCGAAATCGATCCGGCATTGCCTTGAGATCCTTTTGCGCCGACTAAGATAATAGACCAACTAGCCGCCGATACTGGTGTACTGGAAATAGTATCAACATTTATGGCTAAAGTATTACCTGCGTATGATTGAATAGGACCTTCCGCAAAATTAGTACTAGAGCTATAAGCCCTAACCCTTTGGTTTGCGACATACGCTGTAGCGGATGCCGTTTGCGCAGTGGTAAAAGTCATAGTAGACACTGACGGCGTGATGGTCGTAGTGCTTGTAAGTACAGGATACCCGATGCCTGTTGGACCTGCACTACCATTAGATCCAGCTTGTCCTCTAGCTCCTGTATCACCTTTAATACCAGCCGCCGAAAAGGTCCAGTTACTTAGAGCAGCACCAGACCCACCGGTATTATCAACTGAGATAGATAAAGAGGTACCAGAAAAAGAAGTAACCACACCTTCAATAAATTGAGTTGAAGAATGAGACGCTCGAACCCGTTGGTTTAACGAAAAAGCTGTTGCTGAAGCAGATAGATTTGTTACGAATGTTTTAGTACCGGTACCAATATCGTTAGGTGTAGTGGAAGTGAGACCAGCATAGCCTAAACCCGTAGCACCTGTAGCTCCTGTAGTTCCTGTGGCACCTGTAGTTCCTGTAGCACCTGTAGTTCCTGCTGGTCCTGTGAGTCCAGTTAAGCCTTGCGGTCCTTGTGCACCCGTATCCCCCTTTAGACCAGCAATTGAAAATGTCCAACTTGACGGAGATGTAGTTCCAACAGCAACATCAACATTAATAACAAGTGTGGTGGAAATAAAGCTAGTGATAGTCCCTTCCATGTAGTTTGTGCTAGAGTTAAAAGCACGAACACGCTGACCCACTACAAAAGCTGTTGCTGAAGCAGGTGAGTTTGTGGTAAAAGTTTTAGAACCCGTTTGGATCTGCACTTGTGTTGGGGACGTCAGATTAGAATAGCCGAGTCCTGTATTACCTTGGGGGCCCTGTGGGCCAGTTTCACCTTGCGGTCCTTGTTGGCCTTCGGGTCCTCGTACTTGTCCTGTATTAATCCACGAGGAACCGTCCCAAATGTAACCGTTGCCTGTGTCAGTTACCACATAGAAATCACCGGTTGTGTTACCGGAAGCCGGAAGAGCCGATTGAGCAGCTACAGTACCTTTTGGGGATAGACCAGATCCTGTATTACCTTTAAGTCCAGCGACTGACACTGTCCAAGAAGAATAACTACCTGACCCACCAACTACGTCAACATCAACTACAAGGGAATAACCACTAAAAGATGAAATGGTGCCCTCCATATAGTTTACAGCACTATTAGAGATACGAACCCTTTGACCTGCTACAAAAGCTACTTCAGAAGCTGATTTGGTTGTGGTAAAAGTTTTAGATGCGGAACCGATTGTTACGTTATTGGTAGCGGTAAGACCAGAGTAACCTAAACCAGCTGCGCCTGCTGCGCCTGCTGCGCCTGTTGGACCTACCCCGCCCGTTGCACCAGCTCCGCCCGTTGCACCGGTATCTCCTTTCCGGCCAGCAACAGCAAATGTCCAAACATTAAAACTACCGGAGCCTGAAGTTACATCGACGTCAACTGTTAGAGAAGTAGAAGAGAAGATAGTTATAGTACCTTCCATATAGTTAGTGGGCGAGTTAGATACCCGTACACGTTGACCAACTACAAAAGCTGTTGCTGAAGCAGGTGAGTTTGTGGTAAAAGTTTTAGATGCGGAACCGATTAGTACGTTACTAGTAGAGGTAAGACCAGAGTAACCTAAACCAGTTGGGCCTGCTGCGCCTGTTGCGCCTGTTGCGCCTGTTGCGCCTGTTGCACCGGTAAGCCCTGTAGGTCCTACAGATCCACGCTCTCCAGCTAGACCAATTACCCAACCATAATTACTGCCTGTACCATTTGCGAGATCTACATCAACAGTAAGAGTTTGAAGACCAAACGAAGTAATATTACCCTCCATCCACGTACCCCCAGAAGATATAGCCCGAACACGCTGACCTACTTTGAAAGCGGTATTAGAGGCTATCTGATCCGTAATAAATGCCTTAGGCCCATAAGAAACAACTACGGTAGAGTTAGAAGTCAAGTCACCATAACCAAGACCACGTGGGCCCGTTGCGCCTGCTGGACCGGATTCTCCTTGTGGTCCTTGTGGGCCCGCTGATCCTGTATCGCCTTGCGCCCCGCGCTCACCAGCTGGGCCTGTAGGACCTGCTGGACCTGCTGGACCTGCTGGACCTGCTGGACCTGCTGGACCTTGATAAGAATCTGAAAGGACAATGGTGTATTCGTCGTTCATATTAAATAACTGTGTAGCGTTCTCTTGGTTTCACGGACCCGTAAAGTAAACGGCTTGTGTTTACTTCCTGACCGAAGGGGCGTTGCATGAACAAATCATAACTATATTCTGTGCCCACTAAAAGTTTTTTTGTCTGTAACTCATTAAGTGAGATTACAATGGCACCGGAAGAGGCTTGAGATGTATCGATTAAAAACGTAGCAATTGTTTTCTTGGACTTAGTCTCAACAATTTTTGAATTAAAAGTAGCATCAGACAGGTTGACAATCTGACCAGCACTATCTTTAATAGTGAGAGTTAGAAGATAGTCAGTTGTTCTATCCAGAACAATATTATAATTTGATGCGAGCATTAGGATATAGCGTTTGCGACAAGTCTGGCGCGTTTGATTGTGATATCTGTTGTGTGATCAGGATTAGCAAGGACAAGCGAGACAATGTCGTTAGTGGACAAAGTAATCATCCATGAGCATACCAGTTTGGCTTCTTGTGAGTTGCTGGCAGTAAAGGCGCGGCATTCAGTTTCCGGTATGGAGGTGCCGTTTTTGGCGAGGCGGACAGCCAGCATCTGGTTGTTGCCAGCAGAGCCATCATAACTACCGTAGAACCAGAAGATTCTGGTGTTAGAGCCAGTGTACTGGAGCCCGATGCGGTTGTTGTTTGTAGCAACAAAGTTAACATCAGTTGTTGTGTCAAGCACACCATTGATGCCAGCCTCATAGAAGACACCAGCCGTGACAATATCAGTGGGGGTCGTGTTGCCTTGAACACTGACCTGTCCTCTTGCTGCGTTGGTTGTCTGGAACAAATTGTTCAGGTCGCCAACGTTAATACGCTTTGGCGAGCGACGATCATCCTGTTCGGCAATAGCCATCTTGTCGTCCAGAGTAAGAAATCTGGCTTCCGGCAAGGTGTTGATGTCGTCCAGTGTGGCCATTAGAGATTAGTCAATAATTGCTTTGTAGAACACAGCCGTACCAGTCACTCTGGCTGGTGACGACGCGCCGATTACCAGCGTTGTTTTAAGGGATGAGTTAGCTGGAAACGGAGTAGTCGTTGTGAGGCCAGTGAGCAGAGGCATCTCTGCCGCTGCCGGAAGGGTTGGGAATGTGGAGGCTGCGAGGAACTCCACATGGCTGTACTCACCAGCTGGAATAGTTTGTGTGGTTCCATTAACGATTACAGCACCGCCGCGTCCGGCGTTTTGTTTGAGGATTGTGTCAGTCATAGGAGTAGTCTATCTAAAGGTTAGGGTTTAATCAAGGGTTATTGATCCGTCAGGGTTTGGTGTAAATTGTGGGATTTGTGCAATCTTTTGTTGGATGATTTCCACAAGATCATCTCGCTTGCCAGTAAATTGTTGAAGCATGAACTGAATAAGCTGATTATTCAGTTCAATCAATTCGACCGCATCAGTTCCCAATGCTTCAACTCTTTCAGTTAAAGTAAATTGGTTGTTAGACCACAAAGCATCGAACGCATTAAGCCATTGCCTAAACATTTGATCTGCAATTGTTTTTGGCACACGCTTAACCGATTCAATCGTGCGTTGAAGTTGGTCTGGTTGAATTGATTGTTTTGGGGATAGTAAACTCATGGTTTATTACGTTGCGGTTCCA